TTTAATGAGTATTGGTTCACAAATAATATTTACATGTGTAACAACAGGTAAATGGCATGTGTCAGCTAGACTAAGATCTATAGGTGCTGGAACAACTGGAACTTTTGTATTCGCAGCGTAATAATAAATAATTAGTGTGGGGCTCCGGCCCCACATATAAATTTTAAGGAGAATAATATGGAATCAGATCAAACAACATTAAACAAAACTACCGGTACAATTTCTGTTTTAAGAGCAGCAAGATCTAGAGTTACTTCTATTCAAGGAAGAGGTGAAGCAGGTTCTGTTTTACTTTTGCATGATGCAGCAACAACAGGTGCAGCAGGTGCAGGAAATTTAAAAGCTACTTACAGATATGAAACTGAAGGACTAGAAGTTTATATTCCAGGTTCAGGTATTTTATTTGAAAATGGAGTTTGTGCTACACTTACTCAAACTGGTGGTACAGACGGAAGTGTTACGTTAACTATTACTGGAGCGTAAGCTCATGGCCAACACAACGTCAGGCGCAGTTATTTTTGATAAAACCTTTGCTGTTGATGAGATAATAGAAGAAGCATACGAGAGAATTGGTTCTCAAGTAAGCTCCGGTTATCAATTAAAAACAGCAAGACGTTCTTTAAACATTATGTTTCAAGAATGGGGTAATAGAGGTTTACACTATTGGGAAGTAGGGGAAACGGATATTAATCTTGTAGAGGGTCAAGCTGAATATATATTTTTTAGAGCAACTTCAGATGGTACAAGCGCAGTTACAACTCCTGCTAATACTTATGGTGTAGCAGATGTACTTGAAGCAACTTTAAGAACAAGTAGAACTGCAGTAGGTCAAGCAGATTCTGCACTTACAAAAATTGATAGATCAACTTATTCTGCACAAGCAAATAAATTATCAAAAGGTACACCTTCAAAATATTTTGTACAAAGATTTATAGATAAAACTACAATAACTGTTTATCCTACACCAGATTCAACTAACGCTGCTAAAGCAGTGCATTTTTTCTTTGTTAAAAGAATACAAGATGCATCAGGAACTTATACTGATGCAACAGATGTACCTTATAGATTTGTACCTTGTATGGTATCAGGTTTAGCTTTTTATTTAGCACAAAAATTTAACCCACAATCAGTTCAACAAATGAAACTATTTTATGAAGATGAATTATCTAGAGCATTATCTGAAGATGGCTCTTCTACTAGTGTTCATATAACACCAAAAGTTTATTACCCAGGAACATAATGGCAAGAGGAAAATACGCAAAAGCAATATCAGACAGATCAGGGATGGAGTTTCCATACATTGAAATGGTTAAAGAATGGACTGGAGCTTTTGTGCATAGATCAGAATTTGAATCTAAACACCCACAATTAGAATCTAGATCAGCAGCTGGAGATGATCCTGGTCTAAGAGACGCAAGACCGGATAGATTTGAATTTGCAACACCATCTGTTTTAAAAGATAATCCTTTTACGACATCTGCAAGTTTAACATCAGTACTTGTTTTTGTCACTAATGATACCCATGGTCTTGATAGTAACACTTTTGAAACCAATGACGCTGTTAGGTTTTCACAAGTTAAAAGCCCAGTTGGAGGTGTTTCAGTAAATAATTTTGAATTAGAAACTACATTAAACGAAACTTTAAGTGCTACGGATACTACAATAACTTTATCTAATGCTTCTAATTTTCCAACTAGTGGATATATTGTAATTGAAAAAGTAGATACAGATTCTACATCTAATACTTTTGGGCAACGCATTAATGAAACAATTCAATACACAGGTAAATCTACAAATAACTTAACTGGTTGTACAAGAGGAACTTCTGCTCCTATTCAAGGAGTTACACCTTTAGCAACAACTGCAACAACGCATAATTTAGGTGCAAAAGTTTTTGGATCATATATAGTAACAAGAGTATTAAGTTCTGCTACAGATAATGGAATAACTTTATCGTATAGTTTTTCATTTACTTTTAATTTGGTTTCAGCCGCAACAACTGCTGAAATTGGAGGAGGTTTATTTGTTTTAGCAGGACCTGTAAACGAGAGAGGATAATATGGCAGGATTTACTTATGCAACATTAACAACAGCAATCCAAAGTTACACAGAAGTTGGGACGACTGTATTAACAAGCACAATTACAGATCAATTTATTGACAATTCAGAATTTAGAATTATGAGAGATGTACCGATTGATGCATATAGAAGTGTAGCTCAAGATAATATGGTTACCAATCAAGAGTTCGTTAATGTTCCAGCAGGAGCTTTATATGTAAGGGGTATTCAAGTTGCTGATTCTACAGCAGCATTTAACAATCCAATTTGGTTAGAAAAAAAAGATCAAACTTTTTTAGATGAATTTAATGGAGCCAGAACTACAGGCCGACCTAAATACTATTCTATGAAAGGTGGAGCAACAGGAACTACAAACACCACTTCAGGAGGAGTTTTATTATCTCCAATACCTAATGCTACGTATGTATATAAAATTCATTATAATTCAAAACCAACAGGTTTAAGTGCATCAAATACAACAAATTTTATTAGCCTTAACTTCCCAAATGGTTTATTATACGCATGTTTAGTAGAAGCATATGGCTATTTAAAAGGACCTGCAGATATGTTACAACTGTACGAACAAAAATATAAACAAGAAGTAGAGAGATTTGGTGGAGAACAATTAGGTAGTAGAAAAAGAGACGACTACGCTGATGGAACAATCAGAATACCCGTTAACTCTCCAGCACCTTAAGGAAATTAAATTATGGCATCAACATTTACAGATCTTGGTATAGAACTAATGGCAACTGGCGAGAATGCCGGTACTTGGGGAGATAAAACTAATAGTAATTTAAACATTGTTAATACAGCAATCGCTGGTTATGTAGAACAATCTATTGCTGGTTCTGCTGCTACTACAGCGCTATCTATTGCAGATGGAGCGTTTACATCAGTAGCTCAAAACGCTGTTATAAATTTAACAGGTACAATATCAGGAAATCAAATTGTAACAGTTCCAGATTCAATAGAAAAAGTTTATATTATAACTAACTCAACTTCAGGTAATCACACTGTTCAATTTAAAACAGCGTCAGGATCAGGGGTTACTTTTTCAGGTGTAGAAAAAACATCTAAACTAGTTTATTCAGATGGTACAAATATTGTTGGCACAAGTTTTGGTTTATCTGTTCCAGCAGATGAAGTTACTATAGGGGATGCAGCCTCAAGTTTTTCAACGTCAGCAGGTGCAATTACAATTGATTCACAAGCAAGCACAGTATCAATAGATGGTCACACTGGTGTAACAGTAGCTTCTTCTAATTCAGGAGATATTACATTAGATTCAGTTGCAGATATTGTTTTAGACGCTGGTGGCGCTGATGTACTTTTAAAAGATGGAGGCGTAACTTTTGGTGAACTTACAAACTCCTCAACAGATTTTGTAATTAAATCTACAACATCTGACAAAGATATTTTAATAAAAGGTAATGATGGTGGAAGTGCAATTACTGCATTAACATTAGACATGTCAGCTGCAGGTGCAGCAACATTTAATTCAACAATTACAGCAGTAGGAACTTCTGTATTTACTAACTTAGACATCTCTGGTGACATAGACGTTGACGGAACATCAAATTTAGATGTAGTAGATATTGATGGTGCTGTAGATATGGCTTCAACTTTAACTGTTGCAGGAGTTTTAACAGGTGCTTCTTTAGATATCTCTGGTGACATAGATGTTGATGGTACATCAAATTTAGATATTGTTGATATAGATGTTAGTTTAGACGTAAACGGCACAATAAAATTAGATGGTAACTATCCTGTAGGAACAGATAACGTAGCTTTAGGAAATACTGCACTAGATAGTGTTGAAGCTGGTGGAACTGAAAATACAGCAATTGGTAGTAAAGCAGGAACTGCAATAACAACTGGAGACGCCAACACAGCACTTGGTACTTGTTCTTTGCTTGTTAACACAACAGGAATAAGAAACACAGCACTTGGTCATAGAGCATTAGATGCAAACACAGATGGTAATTGTAATACAGCAGTAGGTATGACTTCTTTAAGTGCAAATATTGGAGGCGATCA